TACAACTACACTGTTTTGTAAACTGGATTGTCGTCTTGCCGATGGGATTATAGGGTAACTTATAAGTGAGGACTTCGGCTACCCACTTAAGTAATATATCGTTATTGTCGTACAGTGAACGAAGTGAACAGGCTTAAAACATGTCTAAGAAACTACCTTACAGTAAGAATGTAGAGAAGCACATCTTGAACTGTATTCAAGGTGGTGTCGGTATCCGTGACATGATTGCTTCTATGCAGCACCTACAGGATGCCCCTAAGTCTCTCTCCACTATGTACAGCACTTACGGTGACACTATCCATGCTGAGAGAGCTAGGATTAACGGACAAGTGGGTAAGAAGGTCATTGACCAAGCCCTAGAGGGTGACTTCAAGTCCCAAGAGTTTTTCTTACGCAGTCGTGGAGGGTGGTCGCCCACACAGACTGTCGTTGAAGCTGAACAAGACACCGACCCCGAATATGACGAGAGTGCTGTTGATGTTATGATGGGTCTACTAGGATTTGATAGTAATGACCCCGACGAGACAGAGAAAACTGACGGCTGAGACTTTACGTCAGCTACCACCTAAGAAGGTAGAAGAACTCTTTAAGGAGTTAGGTCCAGCTAGGGTTGAAGAGCTTAAGCATGACTGGAACTTCTGGGCTAGGGACAACCAGCTAGAGCCTGAGGGCCTAGAGTGGAACACTTGGTTCATCAATGCTGGTCGTGGGTTCGGTAAGACCCGTTCTGGTGTTGAGTGGGTAAGAGAGCAAGTTAAGCGTGGTGTTAAACGTATAGCTGCTGTAGCCTCTACTAACTCTGACATTGAACGTGTTATGGTTAAAGGTGAGTCTGGTTTCCTCTCTGTTTGTTGGAAGGGTGACAGGACTTACAAAGGTAAGAAAATGGGGTTTCCTGAGTGGTCCCCCACTAAGAGAACACTCACTTGGGAGAATGGAGCTAGTGTACAGTTCTTCTCCGCAGAGGAGCCTGAACGTCTTCGTGGTCCTCAGTTTGAACTAGCATGGTGTGACGAGCTTGCAGCTTGGAACAAAGACATCGACACTTGGGATATGTTGCAGTTCTGTATGCGTTTGGGTAAACACCCACGTATTATGGTAACGACTACCCCTAAGCCAACTAAGCTAGTTCGTCGTATCCTCAAAGAACCTAAGACTGTCGTCACATCCGGTAGTACCTTCGATAACGCATCTAACCTAGCTGGTACTTACTTGCAAGCTGTTAGAGATCAGTATGAGGGTACACGTCTAGGTCGTCAGGAGCTTTACGCTGAGGTGCTAGAGGAAGCTGAGGGTGCCTTGTGGAACACAGACATGCTAGAGGCTGCTGAGGTCAAGCATGAGGATGTACCTGACCTAGCCCGTATTGTCGTGGCTCTTGACCCTGCTGTTACCTCTAACGCTGAGAGTGACATGACAGGGATTGTCGTAGCTGGTATTGACGTGAACGGTATAGCCTACGTGTTAGGTGACTACACCGACAAGCTATCTCCTGCTGGATGGGCTAACAAAGCTATTTCCCTATATCACCAATATGAAGCAGATCGTATCGTAGCTGAGGTTAACCAAGGCGGAGATATGGTCAAGACAACTATACATGGTGAAGATGAAACTATTCCTTACAAAGCTGTTCGTGCATCTAGGGGCAAGTATGCCCGTGCTGAACCAATATCTGCCTTATACGAGCGTGGTCTTGTTAAACACGTTGCAAACCCTCCAGATGGTTCTTCACTAAACGAACTAGAAACTCAGATGAGAACGTGGGAACCTTTAGGGTCGATTGGCTCCCCAGATAGATTAGATGCCCTTGTGTGGGCTATCACAGACCTCTCACTTAACGGATATGCAAAACCCAAACTGACCCTCGCTTATTCAAGTGCCAAGGGACTTTCACGATAACTATTTACTGGAACCAATAGTCATGGCACGGAAACTCTCAGAAGCACAAGCTAAGGCCACCTTAGGTGTAGCTGGTGATAACACATATAACGGTCAAATCCGTGCTGATGAGTTTCTGCCTGAGCTTCGTGGCAAGAAGGCTATCCGTAAGTATCGTGAGATGCGGGACAATGATAGTACCGTTGGTGCTGTTATGTACTCTGTTGAGCAAATCCTTCGTGATGTAGACCTTCACGTTAAGCCTGCTAACGACAGTGAAGAAGCTAAGCGAGAAGCTGAGTTTGTTGATAGTGTCCTGCATGACATGGATCACTCCCTTGACGACCACATCTCTGAGGCTTTGTCGTTCTTGTCCTACGGGTTTGGTTGGTTCGAGGTTATCTACAAGCGTCGTCAAGGTACGGCAACCCGTTCTGACAAGAAGTACTCTAAGTTTGATGATGGTCGTATCGGTGTTCGCAAGATTGCTTGTCGTGCGCCTTGGACCATTAGTCGGTTTAACGTAAACCAGAAGACTGGTGACGTACTTGGGGTAGAGCAAGATGTAGGCTTTATGGGTGGTCGTAACTACATCCCCACTAACAAGTCTCTCTACTACCGCACAACTACAATCAATGGTGATCCCTCTGGTCGTTCTATTCTTCGTAACGCTTACACTTCTTACGAGTACCTTAACAACCTTCAAGCCATTGAAGCTATCGCTGTTGAACGTGAACTAGCTGGTATTCCTGTTGCTCGTATTCCTGCTGAGTACCTGTCCGGTGATGCCTCTGCTGCACAATCTGGTTTCGTTAACAACCTACAGCAAATCCTTCGGGATGTAAAGTTCAACGAACAAGGTTACATCATCCTTCCCTCGGATACCTATCCTGATAAAGATGGTGCTCCAACTAACACACGTCTAGTAGACATCGAACTGATGGCGTCTAACGGTAAACGTAACATTGATATTAACCCTATCATTAACCGTTACCAACACGACATTGCCCGTTCGGTACTCTCTGAGTTTCTTCTGCTTGGTACATCTGGTGGTTCCTATGCTTTGTCCAAGTCGAAGACAGACCTGTTCCTCCGTGCGCTTGAGAGTTACATCCAAGCAATCGTTGATGTTCTCAACAAACAGTTGGTTGAACGTCTTTGGCAGTTGAACGGTCTGAACTATGACTTGATGCCCACCATTACCGCTGGTGATGTCGCTCCCCACGATCTTCGTGAGATTGCTGCATTTCTACGGAACCTTAACGGCGCTAACATTGATGTGTCGTCTCATCCAGAGGTTATTAAAGACCTTATGGATATTGCAGAACTCGAATACGACCCAGAAGTAGGTCAAACAAACACAAATACACAGGAACTTGAATAATGGCAACATTAAATGATCGTGTGTTCGACAACGGCCTCACCGTTCTGGACACCGAAGCGAACAAAATCGTCATCACCTCGCAAGAGGCTACCACATACACTGAGGCTAATGCGACCTACGCCCTTGGCGACAGCACATCGCTTTCCATCGGCGCACCACAGGACCGCTCCGGCGGTGGACGTGAGGTTGTCGTGGCAGCTATCACAGATGGCTCAGTGACAGGCACAGGCACCGCAACGCACTACGCTATTGTGGACACTGTAAACAGCCGCTTGCTTGCTACAGGCTCTCTCACAGCCTCTCAGGCGGTTACATCGGGCAACACGTTTACCCTGTCGTCCGTCGCAATCGGCATCCCAGACCCCGCATAAGGTTATCTAACAATGGTCACTCTCGTAAACAGAGCCAAAGTCGCCACTGCCAGCACTGGCACAGGCGCAGTAAGCCTTGGCGCTGCCGAGGATGGCTACCAAACCTTTGCTGATGCTGGTGTGTCCGACGCTGATGTTGTCCGTTATGTGATTGAGGATGGCACTGACTGGGAGATCGGCACAGGCACCTACACGGCCACTGGGACTACTCTTAGCCGGACACTGGGGGAGAGTTCTACTGGGTCTCTGCTGAACCTGTCTGGCGATGCTGTGGTGTATGTGTCGGCTACTGCTGAGGACATTCCTGCGGTTCAGGAGTTGTATGCTGAGAACCCTTCTAGTCCTACTGCACCTAGTGCTACTGGGGCTAATGCTGTGGCTATTGGTACTAACTGTTCGGCAAGCAATTCAGCATCTGTTGTTATAGGTGGATTTTCTACGGCAAGTGGCAATGCTGCATTTGCAGGTGGAAGCAATGCTGTTGCTTCCGGCCTAAGAAGTTTAGCCATAGGTCGGACCGCTAATGCTACTAATACCTGCTCTACGGCTTTAGGGGCGGGAGGCGCATCAAACGGAGCACAATCTGTTGCTCCAGGCTCAATGGCTCTCGGTGGGTCAAGAGCCTCTGGCACAGACTCCTTCGCCGCAGCTATAGCCAACAACACCAGTTCTTATGGTGCTACTGGGGCTAACTCTGTGGCGATGGGGTATCAGGCGAAGGCAACGGGACAATATGCTGTTGCCATAACGGGTCAAGCGCAGGCAACTAATTTTGCGAGCATTGCTGCCGGTTTTGATGCTCGAGCGTCTGGCTCAGTTTCTGTTGCCATCGGTGGAAGCACTACAGCTATAGGACAGTATTCGGTTGCACTTGGAAACTCTGTAAGAGCCTCTGCGAGAAATTCTTTTGCTTCTGGTTTTCAAGCTAGAGCAGACATTGAAGGTAAATACGCACGAGCATGTAAAGATTTTTCCAGCCAGCAAGGCTCTGCTCAATATGGGCATTTTGTTCTTCTTTCTGATACCACAGACGCAACTCCAGAAGCTCTGACCACAAACAACTCTACCGCTGGTACCACCAACCAAATCATCCTGCCCAACAACTCTGCCTATGCCTTCCACGGCACCATCGTAGCCCGTGAGCAAGCCTCTAGTGGTACAGACTGTGCAGCATGGAAGGTCGAGGGTCTAATCCGCAGGGAAGGCTCTGCTGGGACGACAGTGTTGGTAAACTCTGCTACAACTGTCTTGGACAACACACCTGCGTGGGGCATGGCTCTGAGTGCAGATACAACCAATGGTGGCCTCAAGATTGAAGTGACTGGTGCTGCTGCTACAAACATTCGTTTTGTGGCTACAATTCATACCTCGGAGGTAACGTACTAATGGCTATCCAGCTTGATCTCTCAACCAGCCAATACGGCACACCTTTTGCTGGTGCTTACTTCCGCATTGTGACTGCTGCTATCTCTCGTATGCGTTCTGATGGTGGCCCCAAGTTCACCGTGATGATTGATGTCGCTGGCTATGCCACTGCTACACCTGATGATGATACCCGTGAGGTAGACTTCCGTCGCTATCATGCTGACTTGGCTGATGTAGAAGCACAGGCTGGGGCAACATTCTTGGATAAGTGCTATGCTTGGGTCATGGCTCAGGAAGATATGAACGGGAGCATTGCAGTATAATGGGAATTGTCATCGACTACACCAAGGGTTTCTTTGAGCCTTCGCCTGCTGGTGAAACAGTCGGCAATATCTCAGGTAATGCCACACTAGACCTGTCGTCTGGTAATGTGTTTAGCCACACCCCTACGGCTAATACTACATTTGTGTTTAGCAACCCACCTGCGAGTGGGACTGCTTATGGCATGACGCTGAAGGTGACTGGTGCTGATGTTGCTGCTGGGTATGACCTAGCTAATGCTAGTTATGATAGTGTTAGCTTTAGTGTGAGCGGTCAGGATACTTTTCCTGTTAGTCTATCATTCAATAATGATGGCACAAAAATGTATGTGCTGGGGAGTGCTATCTATCAATACAGTTTATCTACAGCATTTGATATAAGCACAGCCTCATACGACAGTGTTAGCTTTAGTATTGCTGAGCAGGGTTCTAGTCCCATTGGTATGGCATTCAATAATGATGGCACCAAAATATATGCTGTTTCATTTAATAGCTCAACTGCCTATCAATACACCCTTTCCACAGCATTTGACTTAAGCACAGCCTCATACGATAGTGTTAGCTTTAGCTTTTCTGGACAGGATATATACCCACTAGATATTGAGTTTAATACGGCTGGTACAAAGATTTATATGGTCGGAGCTATTAACGACAGCATCTATCAATACAGTTTATCTACAGCTTTTGACTTAAGTACAGCCTCATACGATAGTGTTAGTTTTAGTGTTGCTGGACAGGATGACACTCCCCGTGATTTAGCATTCAATAATGATGGCACTAAGATGTATTTAGTTGGGGACAATTTTAATAGCATCTTTCAATATACCCTTTCCACAGCATTTGATATAAGCACAGCCTCATACGATAGTGTTAGCTTTAGTGTTGCTGGACAGGAGACGGGGTTATATAGCGCATGTTTTAATACTTTAGGCACAAAGTTGTATATCGTCGGTCCTACCACCGACACCGTATATCAATACTCCACGGCAGGAGCACCCGCTGCCGCAACCTTCACCTACCCCGCATCCGTAGACTGGCCCTCTGGCACAGCCCCTGATGCCCCTGCTGATGGTGAGACGGACGTGTTGTCGTTCTATACGGCTGACGGTGGTACCACATGGTATGGCTTCCAAGTAGGAGACGCTTTGGCATGAGTGTAGCTATTGATTACACCTCTGGCGCATTTGCTGCGAATGAGGCTCAGAAGGTTGGGACGATTACTGGATCAACCCTAGACGTATCCTCTGGTCAATACTTCGACTTCACCCCGACTGCCGATACTACCTTTGCATTTAGCAATGCGCCTGCATCTGGAACGGCTGCTGGTTTTGCCTTGGCTGTGACTGGGGCGAATGTCGGCTCTGGTTATGATCTGGCTAATGCGAGTTATGATAGTGTTAGTTTTGACATTTCGTCTCAAGACGGACAGCCAACGGGTGTAGTTTTTAATTCTACTGGGACTAAAATGTATGTAGCTGGTTGGGTTAATAGTTCAATTTTTCAGTACAGCTTGTCTTCAGCTTTCGACTTAAGCACAGCCTCTTATGATAATGTTAGCTTTAGTGTGTCTAGTCAAGATAGCAGTCCATTTGGCGTATCTTTTAACAACGACGGCACTAAGATGTATGTTGTTGGGTTTAGTTCTGGCGCAGTTTTTCAGTACAGCTTGTCTTCAGCTTTCGACTTAAGCACAGCCTCTTATGATAATGTTAGCTTTAGTGTGTCTAGTCAAGATAGCAGTCCATTTGGCGTATCTTTTAATCTTGATGGTTCTAAAATGTATGTAACTGGAAATGCCAGCAACTCAGTTTTTCAGTACAGCTTGTCTTCAGCTTTTGACTTAAGCACAGCGTCCTATGACAGCATCAGCTTTAGTGTGTCTAGTCAAGATGGAACGCCATCAGGCATATCTTTTAA